ACAATGGGTCAAAAGAATTTAGATACGATAGCATCAAAGCAAGAGAAGATTGAAGTTTTGATGAAGGAAGAAGAAGACATTATTGGTAAGAATAAAATTGCTATAGTTGAGTTGGAAAACTTTTCTGATGCAAAGACAAAGTTAAGGACTTTGAATACATTAAAAGGTTCTATAGAACAGAAGTTTAATACACATAAGAAAGAGCATGAGTTCTTTGTTAAGAATACTACATGTCCTACTTGTAGTCAGTCTCTCACGAAGGAATTAAAAGAGAGTAAGATTGCTACTATAATGGAATCGATTAAAGAACTTCAGATAGGGTTCGAAAAGATGGAGACATCTATTGCATTAGCAGAGGAAAGAGAGAGGGAACACAGCAGCATTTCGAAGGCAATCGCAGAGCATAATACTACATCATTAAGGATACAAAAACAGATTAAAGAAGTTTACGATGAGATAGAAACATTACAAAATGAAAAGAATAATACAATTGAAGAAGAAGAGAAACTAATTAAACTTGAAACTGATTATTTAAATCTTAAGAAGTTGGTTGCTTCTATGAAGGAGGAGAGGAATACTCTTCTTGCTGCTACAATATTATTAAAAGATAATGGTATCAAGACTAGGGTTATCAAACGTTATCTTCCAGTGATGAATAAGTTGATCAATCAACATCTTCAGAATCTTGAGTTCTATGTTAATTTTAATTTAGATGAGAACTTCGAAGAGACAATCAAATCTAGATACAGGGATACCTTTACCTACGAATCTTTCTCCGAAGGAGAGAAAGCTAGGATTGATATTGCTTTGTTGCTTACTTGGCGTAGCATTGCTAAACTTAAAAATAGCGTTGACACTAATATCCTTATACTAGATGAGATCTTTGATGGATCGTTAGACCAGAATGGTACTGGTGAATTGGGATGGATCTTACGTAACTTCGATGACAATACAAATATATTTGTCATCAGTCATAAGGAGACACTAGAAGGAAAGTTTGAACGTACCTTGTTAGTAGAGAAGCATCAGAATTATAGTATCGTTAAGGAGTCAGTTAATGAAACTGATTGAAGTATATGATGATTTCTTTTCAAAAGATATTCAACATCAAATCTATACATTTTTAATGGATACTGGTGGATGGAGATTGCATGGTGGCAATCCAATCAATAGATTTTGGCATTTTGATGAGTTAGAAAAAATTGATTATTTTAATGACTTTCTCTATAAAGAAATAACTAGTAAATTAAATAAAAATTTTGAATCTTTTGGAAGAATATATGCCAACGGTCAAACTTCTGGTCAGTGTGGTACTCCTCATATTGATGATGGTGATTTAACTTTTTTATATTATCCAAATCCAGAATGGAATATAAATTTTCAAGGTCATTTAATTTTTTTGAAGAGTGATGCAGCAGATAGTGAAGTAGATAGAATTGTAGAATATAAATCAAATAGAGCTATACTCTTTGATGGTAAGGTACCACATTATGCAGATGCACCATCTAGATGTTACAATGATTTGAGAATTTCTTTAGCATATAAGTTGTGGTCAGTTAAACAAGTGGACTAATTGGTAGCACAACCTTTTATGGTGTGTTATACTAGATGCAGTCAAGATTAAAATATGGCACAATTTAAACTTACGTGCGTTGATGAAGATAACTGTACTACTAGCGTAGAGTTTGAAGGTATCTTCCTACCACATGTTATTGAAAAGGTTGAAGGATTTCTTAAAGCATCTGGATTCTTCTTTGAAGAATTGAGTTATACTAAATCCGAGGAGATTGATTTTCAAGATGAAATCAAGTCAGGACTAACTAGTAATATAGAACCAGAGAATAATGATGAAGTACAAGGAGATCCCTCTTTCTAATCCCCATCAATACATAGGTCGAATTGCTGTTTTAAAGGATGGTAGACATTGTAGGATAATTGGTGATAAGGGATTACCTAGTAGTCCAACACACAGGATTATTATGCAAGACCTTGACGGAGAGGTTTTTACATGCTATCATACAGATATTGAAAATGTAATGGGAAATTGATTTGAAATATAATGAAGATGAACTCATAAAAGAGATTCACGATTACATCAGTTCAACATACAGAGGTCATTACTCTGCTGGTAACGTCCAGACTCTTGACCTAATTGATTCTGTTGGTGATGCTGAAGCATTCTGTAGGAGTAATGTCCTCAAGTATGCATCACGTTACGACAGAAAAGGAACAGCACGTAAGGATATCATAAAGATCGTTCATTACGGATTGCTCCTACTCCACTTCAATGATAAACGTGCAGCAGCAGATGCTGCTCAAACTGGAGCTACATCATTTACAGTTGATTATGACAAATAAAGTAATACTTACAAGACAGACACAAGCAATCTTGAAAAATTTTGCTACGATTAATAGTTCTATTCTATTTCGTAAGGGCAGTAAGATCAAGACTATAAGTGTTGGTGAGAATGCTGTTGCTGAATATGAATGTGAAGAAGTTTTTCCACAAACCTTTGGTATCTATGATCTAGGGCAATTCTTACAGGGTATTGACTTGTTCACTATTAAAGAAAATAAAGGATCTGCAAATGGTATTGAACCTGTTCTTGAATTTGATAATGATTCTTATGTAACAATACATGGAGGAGGTAAAGCTGCAGCATATACAGCAAGGTATTTTTTCTCTAGTCCAGAAATTACATTAAAAGCAGCACCAGAAAAAGATATTAATTTTCCTGATGCTGATATGGAATTTAGTATTGAACCAGATGATCTTGCTGCCTTACAGAAAGGAGCAGGTGCATATAAATTACCAGACTTATCTTTTAAATCAGATGAGGATGGATGCATCACATTGGAGGTATGTGATAGAGAAGATCCTACTTGCAATGTATATGCACAAAAAATAAAAGGACATGCATCTGGATCATATGAGTTGTATATGAAGATGGATAATGTTAGGGTAGCAGCAGGTGGTTATAATGTGAAAATTTCCAAGAATCTTATTACAGAATGGAAACATAAAGGTCTTGATTTAACATACTATATTGCATTGGAACCTTGATGGAAAATAAAGCATTCTTATGGGTCGAGAAATATCGACCCAGAACAATTGATGAATGTATTCTTCCAGAAAGTACTAAAGAATCATTCAAAGGATTCATTGAACAAGGTGAGATTCCTAATCTTTTATTAACTGGGTCTGCTGGTATTGGTAAAACAACTGTTGCCAAAGCTGTGTGTGATCAGATTGGAGCATCTTATATTGTTATTAATGGATCAGATGAAGGAAGATTTTTGGATACAGTTAGGGATAAGATAAGAACATTCGCATCAACAGTCTCATTGACCTCTAGCACGTCCCACAAGGTCGTTATAATTGATGAGGCAGACAATACCACTTCTGATGTACAACTGTCATTACGGACTGCTGTAGAGGAGTTTCATACTAATTGTAGATTTATATTTACATGTAACTTTCCTAATAAAATCATTGAACCATTACATTCACGTTGTACGGTCATTGATTTTAAGATTAAGAATGGTAATAAACCAAAATTACAGTATGAATTTTTCCAGAGATTGAAAACAATCCTTGAAGAAAATTCTGTTACTCATGATGATAAGATTCTTATGAAACTTATCTCTAGGTACTATCCTGATTGGCGTAGATTAATTAATGAAGCACAGAGGTTTTCTGCTGCTGGATCTATTAATTCTTCTATCCTAATAGATATTGCTGACATACCAATAGATGATCTAATCAAATCATTGAAGAATAGAGAGTTTACTGTAGTGAGGAAGTGGGTTGTTGATAACATAGACAACGATCCAGTTTTGATCTTACGTAGGATCTATGATTCTTTGTATGATTATTTAAAAGGTCCATCTATACCAGAGGCAGTATTAATTATTGCGAAGTATCAGCAACAGGTGACTCAAGTTGCTGATCAAGAGATAAACATGTTAGCATGTTTAACTGAAATCATGATGAGTTGTGAATTTAAATAAAAAAACTATGGAAAGAAACACAAGATTAGTAAGAGTATCCAGTGGTGAGGATGTAATTTGTAATGTAATTTCTATCGAAGAAGATTACGTAACAGTTAGTGATCCTATCGTTGCCGTACCTGCAGGTGAAGGACAGATTGGATTTGCTCCATGGTCTCCTTTGTTAAGAGAAAATGAAGAAGTATCCATACAAATGAGTCATGTTGTTTATATTTCCTTCGCAAATGATAATATTAGAGAACAATATGAAAGAATGTTCTCTTCTGTACTTACACCTCCAGAGAAGAAAATTATATTGTAACTTACCTAGATAAACAAATCGTAAGGAATCTATCCAAAATGAGAATGAACAATCAAACTAAACTAGTCTTTGCACTAGAGCATGTAGCACATTTACATGATCTCATTGAAGATAATGAGTATCAACATTTTCTTAACGATGCATTATGTACGTTAGAGTTTGAACTTGAACGTCAATTGAGATTAGAACTGGATCGCAAAAACCCTCCGAAACAAGTGAAAGATGACTACAATGATTATGAAGAGAACGATCAAATCTTTAAAGACACCCTTACGATATCCAGGAGGGAAGAGCAGAGCAGTAGTAAAACTTCTCCAGTACCTCCCAGACCTTTCCCAGGTAAAAGAATTTAGAGAACCTTTTCTTGGTGGTGGGTCTGTATCATTAGAAATTACAAAGAGATATCCTAACATAGAGATCTGGGTCAATGATCTTTATGAACCTCTTTATAATTTCTGGTGTGAGTTGCAGCATAATGGTAAGGATCTTCAAGAAAGATTACTTGAATTGAAAGATGAGTATCCTGATCCTCCTGAAGGTGTTCAGAAATATGCTGCCAAGAAACTTTTTGATGATGCTAAATTTCTACTTAATGATCAGAACCAACCTGCTTTTGATAGAGCAGCATATTTTTATGTTGTTAACAAGTGTAGTTTTTCTGGTCTTACTGAATCATCATCCTTTAGTAAGCAAGCATCTGTTCAAAACTTTAGTGCTTCAGGTATAGGAAGATTAGAAGAATACTCTGAACTTATTGAAGGGTGGACAATAACAAATCTTTCTTATGAGAGAATGTTGTGTGATGAGAAGAATGTATTTACATACCTAGATCCACCATATGATATTAAAGATAATCTCTATGGTAAGAAGGGTGGTATGCATAAGAAGTTTGACCATGATATGTTTGCAACAGAATGTGATAGATGGACTTCTCCTATGTTGATCTCATATAATTCTGATCAAATTGTTAAGGATCGTTTCAAGGAGTGGACAGTTGGAGAATTTGCACACACGTATACCATGAGGTCTGTGGGGTGCTATAATACAGATCAAGCAGAGAGGAAGGAGTTAGTCCTTACAAATTATGAAGTGTGAAGTGAGACTCTATGTTGCAGGAACAGTCTTTACAGAGACTGTACAGGCACGTAACTATGAAGAGGCAAGGCAGGTAGCACTTGCTCGTAATCCAAACGCCAAAGTGATTGGTGTTACTGCTGTATTTACATAATGAAATTTTGGAAAGAGAAAACACAGATTAGAGAAGATATTCTTCTTGAAGATGCTTTCATTTTTATGAGACAGGAAAGATCTTTCTGGTATATACATATTATCAAAAAACCTCATTGGAAACAGGCATTTACTAAATCCTTGAGGACTGCAGATAAAGATAGAGCATTAAATAAGGCAAGAAAAGAATATGATAATGTTATAGGGTCAGAGAATCTTATAAAGACGAGTTTGTTTAATGAAGAAGATAGAATAATTGCAAGTACAAATTCTGGTCTTGGTAGAATAGCAGAGGATAAGTTTAAGAATTTGATGCTGATCAAAAATTATGAAGTTTATACTCCTGTAACAGATATATGGGGAAATGATTGTGTTCTGTTTAAAGATGGTGTTACATATAGAGTACAATTAAAATCTTCTAATATGGAGATGCCAACATGGGCACTTCAAAATAATAATAAGGTTAAGTATAAAGATACATCTACTCATATGGGATTTATTTACTTACCAGAAGGTAGAATATGGTTTGTTCCTTTGAGTGTTCTACCTGATGTAAGTTGTTTAAGACATCCTAGAATGAAAACTATTTGTCAAGATTATGAGGTAACCTTATGAATGTTGAGAATATGTTCGCAGTCCCTATTGGGTGGACATTTTTGGAAGATATTGATCTTGATGAATTGATTGATTATGGTCATAAACATTTGAGATCTGATAATCAGTCTAATTATTTTGACTTGGATGAAGAACCTATAAAAAGTCTTTCGGAATTAGTTACTGAAAAAGTAAATAAAGTTCATAAAGACTGTGGATTTAAACATTCTCAAAAACTTGAGAGTGTTTGGTTTAATAAAGGAAATCCACTTTCTATTTCTAGACCACATACTCATCCGCAATCATTTTTTGTAGCAATTTTATATTTAAATAATCCAGAAAACAATTCTGGTGATCTAACTTTATTAAATCCCAACAACACTAATGACCATTTGATTCCACATGATGCTGTTGGAGAATCTACTCCATATAATAGAATGTATGCTGTTTATCCTCCTGCTGAAAAGTTATTAATTGTTCATCCAGCATGGATTATGCATTGGGTATCTCAAGAGTTTCCAGAAGAAAATAGAATGTCAATTGCATTTAATTTTTCTTTAGATTTACCTAAATCAATCAGTGGATATGATGGTACATTGAAAAAGAGGTAGCATGGAGAAACCAATAGCATCAGAATATTTAAAGATGAAAATGGCAGCAGTTAATTGGACTCCTAGTCGTTTGGATCCTGCCAGTAAGAAATTGTATAATAAATGGAATAGGGAGTATAAGAAATGGGAAAAGGCAGAGGAGAAGAGAGCAGTAGAACAAGCAGTAGAACAAGCAGCAAAGGCAGAGAGAGATAGAATATCAAGAGAGGAGCGTTATTGGGATGAATATATCACTAGTCTTATAGAGGAGAATGATAATACTATAAATTGGGATGTAGAACGTCAATGTAAATTTAAAAATAACAATTGTAATGAAGGTGAGGGTTGTTCTAGTATGAGAGTAGTATTAACACCAAAATTATATAAAAAATGTGGACTGCGTGGAAAGTTTGTTTGTAATTGTTGTGATAGAATGGATAAATGGATTACTGAATCAGAATATAATGAAGCATTATTTGACTTATGAATAAAAAAGAACGTGATAGGAAGAACTTACAAGATGTTCTTTATAGTATCAATCAATCCAAACAGCATCTTTTCCCTGATGGTAAGGTTGAACCAAGACAGTATCAATCTTTTATTGTGAATAAAGCATTGAGTCAGCATCTTGACAGTGTTTTATATGCTAATGAAATGAACAAGTATTATTCTTTAGATAGAAAGATGCAGTACGATTTTTTCATAAATAGTTTGAAGCCGAGGAAGAGATTTTCTCCGTGGATCAAGAGGGACACTCTTGAGAACCTTGATTTGGTGAAAGAATATTATGGATATAGTCATAATAAAGCTATTGCTGCCTTAAGGATACTCACAAAATCCCAACTTGATGAAATAAAATTACTATTGTATAAAGGTGGGTAAAGATGACTACTGAAATTGAGATCGAATGGCAGCCATCTGATATGGTGGAGGTCAGTCTTTCTGAACCAGACGATTTTTTAAAAGTTCGTGAAACATTAACAAGAATTGGTGTTGCTTCTAGGAAAGAGAGGAAGTTATATCAGTCCTGTCATATCTTACACAAGCAAGGAAGATATTATATTGTCCATTTCAAAGAGTTGTTTGCTCTTGATGGCAAGAAAACTAATCTTACTAACAATGATGTTCAGCGTCGTAATAGGATAGCACAGTTGTTATCAGATTGGGGACTAGTAACTGTCATCGAGAAGACATCTATAGAAGATATTGCTCCTTTAAATCAAATCAAAGTATTAAGTTTTAAGGATAAAGATGAGTGGACACTTGAGTCCAAGTATAATATTGGGAGAAAGAAAACTACCGTTTGATGGCAAAGAGAATTAAATTTACGATCAGACAAGATGGCACTGTAACCGAGGAGGTTGTGGGTGCTGTTGGAAACGAGTGCGAGGGATTAACTTCTGAAGTTGAAAAGAACCTAGGTAATATAGTCTCTCGTATACATAAACCAGAGTACTATCAGAAACAAGAAACCGTAACAGATGTCACACTTCACAACACTAAAGACTAAACTTACAGATACAGGCATTCTTGTTAAGGCACTTAATACATTGAATTATGATACTCAAGAGAATGTATTACTGGACAATCCAGTTAATCATAAGCATGAGCAGGTTCAAGTAGAGGTAGGAATAACTCGTTACGTAGGGTTTAAGATAGGTGCTGATGGAGCACTTCATTTAGTTGCTGAATTAGATGCATGGAAAGAACCAATTACAATTGAAAGATTTCTTGAGAAAGTTACTCAAGAGTATGCTAGAGAGAC